CGTGAGTGATGTTGATATTCCACCTGTTGTGGGTAGTGGTCTTAATGAATTTGCTCTTGATCGTAATAATTCAAGTGCAAACAGTTGGGAACTAGGTCGTTTTAGTGGGTCTAATTTTTACACTTCTAACTTACTGCCAGTTCAAACTGCAGGAACTGTTGGTAATTTGCAAGAAGAGTTAACTCTAACGGCTATTGATCCAACTGGAACTATCCTTACTTTTAGTGGTGCTACGGATGATGCAAATGCTATTAACGAGAATGATATTCTTACATTTGATTTCCCTGGATCAACTAATACTACTGGAATTAGGTTCTTAACCTTCAATGGCCATATTACTTCAAACCAATTACCTCAAGTGCGAGCTACTGCTACAGCAGCTGCAGTTGCTGGTGTGGTTATAGTAACCGTGTTCCCAGCATTGATTGGTATTGATTTGAATCCGACTGATCCTAATTCAAACGTTAATATTGATCCTTCAACATTAACAGGCGTTTTGAATGCTCGGGCTCTTCCGGATCATAGAGCTGGTTTTATTTGCTCTGGGAATCCATTATTCTTAGGCATGCCTACTCTTCCAGAAGAAATACCATTTCCAACAGCTAATGGTATGGATCCTGAAAGTGGTGCGTCTATGCGTTCTTACTATGGTTCTCAATTCGGTGCTAATACTCACGGTTTTGTCAATGACATTATCTGGGGTAAAACACTGGTTGATGAGTATGCAATGCGCTTAGTTTATCCTCTTAGCACTTCAATTACTCAATTAACTGCTGCTTATGGTGATTATAACTCTATCCGCGATGAGAAAGCTAAAGCGGCTAAAGCTAAAATTGCTAAAGCAAGAGAAGCAGATAAGGCAGAGAAGAAAGCAGCCTAAGTAGGGAATATCATGAATGCAGCTCAACTCATTGCTAATGCTTATTATTTAAGCGGTATCAGATCACGATCATTGGAAGATGTTACGGAGACTGATACGGCTGATGGGCTTGAGCTGCTTAATGATATTTTATCAGAGAAGTCAATTGACGCTACTTTGATTAATTATTATTCACACACTGATTTCAATGCTGTTCCTGGTGAAGAGGAATACGATATACCAGGACTAATTGAAATTGATGCGTTAACTTTTAATATTGGTACTGTGCGTTATAAAATGCGCAGAGATTTTCGCAAGGAATATTTTGGTAGTTCTAGAGTAGACGATATAAAAACCTTACCATTTCACTATTATGCGGAACGGCAGTTAGGAGGAATGAAGCTTTATCTTTATTTTATTCCTGATGAAGATTACCTAATGAAGATTACTGGAAAATTTTCATTAACTGAAATTACCGATCCAGCTCAAGACATTACTGATTTAGATAGATTTTACACAAGCTACCTTAAATATGAGTTAGCTTCTCGAATTTGTCAATTTTTCCAATATGATTTCCCCAATCAAAATATGCAGACGCTGGGCGCTTTGCGTCGTGATCTTGAAGATATGGTTGGATTAGATCTAAGTATAGAAAAAGAAAGTATGTTCCCAGCAAAGGTTGTCGATCCTTACGGGCAAGCCAACCTAGGAAGGGGATGGACTACGCCATGAAACAGATGCAAGGGATAAAACGTGGCCAAAGCTTTTCGACTCCGTTAGGGATTGTAGGAGGTACAAAATTTGCCCGTTATCCTAAAATGTCAGTAGAGTCAACTTTCAATATGGTTGTGAGTGGCCAAGACATCGACGAGCCCACTCTAGTTGTATTTTTAGGATATGAAACAGTTATTGAACAACTTGATGGGGAAGCAAGGGCTTTATTTATATCGACTATTGATAAATCAATGTACGGAGTATTTGGTAATCAATTAATCCGGATAACACCCCAGTTAACTACCAGTGTGGTTGCTTTTTTAGATACTCAGGAAGGGCCCGTTTTTATTTCCGAGAATCAAAATGGGGAATTAGCAGTTGTAGATGGTGAATTATTATATGTTTTTAACTATGAGACTTTTACTTTCAATAAACCGGTCCTAGATTTCAAGCCATTATATATTACCTATCAAGATACTTTTCTAATCCTTACTGGTGATGATGCTAATTGGCATTTATCTGGCTCAAATGATGCTCTAACTTGGAATCCGTTGTTACGTAATACTATGCAAACACAAGCTGATACTATTATAGCTGCCGTTCGTTTAGATAGGCAAATGTGGATAATAGGGGAAAAGGTTTCAGAGCTTTGGTATGACCAAGGGCGCGCTGATTTTCCTTATGCGCGTGATAATTCAATAGCAATTGATTACGGGTGTGTAAATAGAAATACAATTGCTGAAGGATTTGGCCTGCTAGTTTGGCTTTCTAAAAATGATAACTCTAGTCCGAAGATAATCGCTACCGATGGAGGGAAGCCACAAAGTATCTCTATAGATGGACTAGACTTCCAATTAAGTCGGTTAACTAATCCAGATAATGCTTTTGGGTTCCTCTTTGAAGAAGATGGGCATGTATATTATCAGATCTCCTTTCCTGATGACGAATTTAGTTTCGTGTACGATTTTAATGCAAAGCTTTTTTATAACGTTACAGATGAGTGCTTGAATGCTCATATAGCAAGAGATGTTAAATTATTCAACAATAACTTATATTTCATAAGTAATGTAGATAGTAATGTTTATTTAACTAGTACAGACATCACCACTTATAATGGTAAGACAATCCCAAGAATAAGAATATGCCCATCTATGCGAGTAGCTAATGATGATCAGTTTATTGTTAATAATATTAAATTACAACTTGAACAGGGTATAGATGATTTACCGACCAGAATTGATTTGTCTGTTTCTAGGGATGGGGGTTACAGTTTTAATAATGTTGAGACACGTACTTTAAAACCTAAAGGAAATCGAAAGAATCAACTAAGATACTGGAGATTAGGACGATCTAATGACTTTACTGCTCAGTTTAGATTTTGGTCTGATGATAGATTTGTAATAAAGAATGGAACAGCAGAGGTGAGGCGATGAGTGCACCTAATTGGCAAAATATTCCTAATGCAAAATTTACGGTTGATGAGAAGGGAATGAACAATGTTTGGAGTTCATTTTATTCAAATAACAATACTGAATTAACGCATTACTTTAGTGATTCAGGTTATTTGATTCCTGACTTAACAGAAACTCAAATTAATAATTTAGATGCTAATTCAACCAAGAATAGATTGATTGTTGATAGCACAAATAATGTTTTAAAAATAAATTTGAACGGGGTCTTTGAAACAGTTGCAACGGTTTAATGTTCTACGTAGAACAATTATAGGAGAAGGAAAATGGCTTGGTATGATTCATTATTAAATGCAATGGGAGTGGGTAATTTAGGAGATCCTTCACAAAGTTCTCTCTCTCAAGTTCCTGGAATGGTGGGCGGTTATCTTGATCCTTACTCACAGGCAGGCCAAGCTGAGCTTGATCCTTTAACACAGCAATACGCTCAATTAATGAGTGATCCCACAGCTATGATGACTCAAATTGGTCAAGGTTTCCAGGCGTCTCCAGGTTATCAATATAATGTTGACCAAGCGACCCAAGCAGCTACGCAAGCCGGCGCTGCAAGCGGGCAGGCTGGATCTCCAGCTGTCCAGGAAGCGTTAGCTGGCCAAGTTAGTGGCCTAGCATCTCAAGATTATAATCAGTATATGAATCAGGCTCTTGGGCAATACGGGCAAGGATTGCAAGGAGCTCAAGGATTAGCCGGGATGGGATTACAAGCTGGCTCAACAGCCTCTCAAATAGATGCGCAAAATGCTCAACAGCAAGCGATGATGCAAATGATGGCTCAAATGCAGCAAGCTCAGTCATCAGGTGGGTTGCTAGGGAGCTTATTAGGTCCAGCTATGGGAGGTGTTTCCTCTGGGTTAGCTTCAGGATTAAGTTCAATTACGGGCGGTCTTTTATAAGAGGTTAATATGAGAGTAATTCCAGGTAGTCCAATTGTTCAGGGGGCATTGCAGGGGTCACAATTAGCCCAGAGTCAATTAGCTCAAAAAATGCAGCGAGAAAAGTTAAAAAACCTTCCGCAAGCATTGCAAGCTCAATTACTTATGCAGCAAGAAGCTGCTAAGCAAGCTCAGATGAAGTCTCAGTTTATGCCTCAACAAATTCAGGCAGCATTAGCGTTGCAGCAAGCACAGTTGCCTCAGATACAAGCGCAAACTGATCTTACTAAGATGAGAGCGCAAATGATGCCTCAACAAATGACAATAGCTGAACAAAATGCATTAAATAAGCAGTTGGCGGTTCAGCAGAGTAAAAGTAGATTTAATGATAAAAATACAACAGTTCGAGCAATGCGCAACCCCCTATTTAAAGGACTCTATAGTAAAAATACCGATTTTGCTAATTCAGTTAACCGCGTGATTGCGGGTACCGCATCAGCGGCTGATAATAAAGTTGTCAATTCCATGATGGACCAGTTTAATGTTCCTGGAGATATGAGCGGACAAGCGCCTCAAAATGTTCCTGATACTAGTGGATTAACTGCAGCATTTCAACAACAGATTGGGAGAGGGGGCGCACCTGCGCAAGCAACTTCCACCTTAGATCAAGTTCCTACCCCTGATCAAAAAGCTCAAGCCAGTCAAATGCTAGGGATGACTACCCCGCAAACTCAGGAATTACAACAACTGGCAGGTTCCGAAGAATTAAAGCGTGCAACAACTGGACGTCAGCAGAACGCCATGCTGGCAGGTCAAATTGCAGAAAATATGATTAAAGATGTTGAGCCGCAGATGGATAGTATTATGAAATATGCCGGAGCGTCAGGCTTATCGAAAAAGATAGCTAACAAAACGTTAGCACCGTTTGATTTAGAGTCTGATGATTATGACAAATACTATAATTTCATGCATACAACTGTCCCAACATTAGCGGCTAAGATTAGAGGCCTAAGTATGGCTCCCTCTACTAATCAGGAAGTAAATGCTTACCTACATATTCTAGAAAACCCTTCCATGGTTGGTAAAAAAATATGGAAGAGTTCCTGGAATAATTTGGTAGGGACGCTTAAAAATATGGAAAAAGTTGAAGCTCAACCGCTTTTAGTTGCACAACAGCAATTGCAACAAGCTACTCAGGGCTCAGAAAATGGGGCCACCGGGGCTCCAACCATTCCAGAATTTAAAACAAAGGCTGATTTTCAGGGTTATTACCAAGGTTTAAATCCACAACAACAGGCTCAAGTTAGAGCTCAATTGGGGAAATAGGATGGCCTATAAGCCTTCATTATCAGACATTCAAGAGTTAGAAGAAGTGCAGCCAACTGATGCTGCCTATAAACCTACTATGGAAGATATTCCTCAATTAGCTGCGCCTACTCAACAAATATCCCCACAGGTTGGCCAATTGGAAAAATTAGCAGCTGCAGTGCCCTTTGGCCCTTCTGTGTTAGCTGCAACAAGAGCTGCACCTCCTTCAGTTCAGCAATTTGCAAAAGGGGTGCCTGTGGGCGTGGAAGAATTTGGAAGAGGTGCATTAAACATTCCCCGTCAAGCATGGCCCCAATATCAGCAAGCATTACAGCATTTACGGGGTGCGAAGCAAAGGGCTCCTCAAGACATCCAACCTATTACGCGTCAACAATTAGGAATTCCTGAGCCTACTACTGGAGCTGAAAGAGCGGGCGAATTTGTCGGTAGTTTAATTCCTACTGCCGCTTTACCAGAGTCACGATTATTAGAAGCTCCAAAGTTTATTGAAAGCGCATTATCACAATCTGGTAAAGCTGTAAAAGCAATTGGAAACACCTTGGGAATAGCTGGCAAGAATGCGTTAGTAGGTGCTGGTTTATCTCCATTTTATAGTCCTGATCAGCCTCTTAGCCAATCCACCTTAACTGGGGGCGCTCTAGGTGCTCTTGGGGGTCCTGTATTGAGAGGAGCAACACAACTTCCGGCTTTAGCTGGAAAAGGGTTAACGAGATTAATGAGAATGGGGGGAACAGCTACGCCAGAAGAAATAGAGCAGCGTGCAGCCACTTTCCCGTCAGATGTAGGTCTACCATTAGGGGAGGCGATAGATAGCCCTGCTTTAAAGCAAATTCAGGCTTCTTTGTTATCTAAAATCCCGGGGAGTGGGATGGCTAAAAAATATCATCAAATTGGTGAGGGTATCGTTAAGCCAGTACAAGATATGTTCGGTGATTTAGAATCAAACGTTAAGACAAATGGTTATGATGATGTAGTTAATTATTTAAAAGATGAAACAAAGCTAAGACAAAAACAAAGCAATAAATTATATCAAGATGTTGATAAAGATGCTGAAAATTTAAATCAAAAAGTTAATCTGTCTGAATTTGTTAATACCGCCGATGAAAAAGTAAAAAATGCTGAAAAGAAACAGAAGGGTCCACTTAAAAATAAACGATTCGCACTTGATCCAGAATTTGGGGAATGGTTGAAAGATGTTGCAGATCAGAAAAGAGATCCTGGAAAATATTCCTGGACAACTGGCGGCTACATTAAACCTCATGAAAATACAAAATTTACGGAAGCTACGGGATATAATGTAAATATAAATGATAAACTTAGTGAGGCATGGAAAGATGGGGATAAATATAAAATTGGAGTTTTAAATTCTCTTAAAAAAGCTTTAAACAAGGATATTGATAGGTCAGTTAATCAGAGTGGGAATGAGGGATTAATAAGTAAATGGCGCGCCGCAAATGAGAACTATAGCAAAAATCTTGCACCAATCGAAGATAAAGATATTTTAAAATTTACTCGTGGGAAAACAAATCCAAGTCAGTTAGGTAAAACATTCATTAAGTCAGGAAAAGAGGAAGAACCAGAAAAGTTACAAAAACTACTTAATTTGGTCCCAGATAATTTCCGACAATCATTAGCTCATCATTTTTTAACAAAAGGTGACAAGATTGATAATTTAGACACTATTAAAGGTGCTGTAAGTAATTATAATAGGCTCGGGCCAAGAACTCAGCAAGCATTATTAAACCCCTCAGAGAAGAAAACGCTAGATAATTCGTTATACGCCTCAAAATTAATGGGTGCTCAGAAAAACCAAATGTTTATACCAAAAACTGGTGAACAGGGCGCATCTGCTAAAATATTAATGGGCATAATTACTGCTTTAGGTGGGTTAGGTGGAGCTCATGTAGGAGGAATGCCTGCAGCCCTTAAAACTATGGCGTTTATAGGTGGGGCTCCGAGAGCAGCCACAGCGGCCGTCATGAGTCCAAAAGTTAGACAGATGGCTATAAAAGCGGCACGTAAAGACATAGCTAAAGGGACAAAATCAAAAGCCGATAAAGGCACTAAAGTTGTACCAGCTTTATACGGCGCGATTTTAGGTAAATAGCATGAAACTATTTTTTTAGTTTAGTGTCTATTTCTTTGCCAGGAGTGTCTTTATTAATTAAATAAAATAGATGAAGAACTATGCAGATAAAGATTAAGATAGGCAGAGGAATTAGATAAATAGAAACAACAATTAAAATTATTGCAACATATAGTAAAAACATAACAATTACTCCTTTTAGGATTATTAACCTAAAAGGTTAAAGTAAAAATAGAGGTTTGTCAAGAAAGAGGTTTAAGATGGCAGTAGCCAATGATTGTCAATTTATATTAGCGCCAGCGCTCCAGCAGCTCTTTAGAGATAAGGACACAGGTTTACCTTTGTCTGCCGGGACAGTTGAATTTTTTGTGGACACTGCGAGGACCACTCTAAAGCCTGTTTTTCAAAAGACTGGTACTCCGGCTAATCCTATTTTTATTGAGTTGCCTAATCCAGTTACTCTCAACATGGTTGGCGCATTTGATACGGCAATTTATTATCACCCTTTTGACGATCAAGGCGTTGTCGAACTCTATTTCATTGAAGTTAAGAATTCTTCAGGAGTGCTGCAATTTACACGTGAAGGATATCCCGATGTTTGTACTGATAGCGATGGCAATGAAACCCTACCTGCTATTAACTATTGGGAAAACCCACAATGGCGTATGAGGCTCGATCCTCCTACTGGCGGCGATCAAGTAGGTGAACTTATCAATGCATTAACTCCTTTAGGATATGGTGGG